TTACTGAGTCTCTGCCGTCATCCATTGTCGTTTGCTTTTGGTATGTATCCTGCGGCCACCATTGCGGCCACAATTGCTGCCAGTGTCTCGGTTGTGATCTGCTTAAAAATTAATGCGAAGACACTCGAGAGAATTACAAGTGATCCAATTGTCGGCCTCCAATGCTTGATGATTATATCAAGCACCTGCCTTGGCTTACTTGGTTTCCTTCTTGTCATGACCCCACATGTGATTAAATACGTAAGATGAATTTAATTTTTCAACAAACTGCTCAAAGCTCAAGTCCATCTCATCAAGCATCACGAATGGCTGTTTCTTATGCTTGATTAGGTAAACTTCGTAGAGCTCTTCCATTATACTACTTTCGTGAAGTATAGTTCCGCTTCTTTTTTTCTTCTTCTTACAAGGCCACGCGATACTTCGCCGCCTGCTCTGTTCCACTTTGCGAATTCCGCTGCAATCTTTGGGTCGTTTGGGTTTGCTTTTACAAACCTTAACAGCTGCGACTTAGCTAAGTTGCCTGCGCCAAGGTTGAAGCAGAAACTTACAAGGGCATCGAACTGATTTTGATTTACCTTGGTTGTGTTAAGCAGTCCAATTACGCTGCCCTCAAACTCTTTAACATGATCCTTAAGAAGCTGCGTTGCATGGTCTCTTGTGATGGTCTGCCCAAGCTTAACCTTGCTGCCATCAGAATAGTATGTAGCGCCGTAGCCGATGGTCGGCACTCCTGCCGAGCATAGGTATGATGTGAGGCGCAAGCCTTCGAACTCTTGTATGAGTCGAATGCCGTTGTCAGATAGCCTCATATCTTATAAATTGCAGTGAGGTATAGAACTCCACTAAAATCTGCAGCTCCAGTTCCAATGCTGTTGATGTTGATTGTTGCTTTTAAAGCATTATCAACAATAGTTTTATTGAATGTATTTGGATCACCTTCGGATATTGTCAATTGAAAACTATGAAAATCACTTGAAAAATTATTTACTTTTTCAGGGAAGTCAATATCAAACTGCCCATTTTGGTCAGCACCTACACCAGTTGCTTCAAGTGTAAAATTAATCTTGCAACCAAAATTAATGGTATCTCCAATTTTTGTATAAACACCTTCATTTGATACTGTTGAAAACATTCCAGTAATAGAAGTCAATGTTGGTGTAAATGTATCACTTATAATATCAAGTGCAGCACTTAAGTTCCCTAGTTCAACCTTCTTGCTTGTGCCTTCTGGACTTTCGGATGTGTCGCTGACATCTACGATATATAATAAATCATCACTTGCCGCTGTGCCAAGTGGTGTCAAGTCTGTAATTTTTACTCCTGCCATGATGTTAGTTGTTTAAGATGTAATTAACTGCCTTTGTTGAGTTGGTGAACTTAGTTGCATTGATTGTAAACTGATTCACGTTGATTAGAAACACGCCAACGTTTGTGCCTAGGTGCAAGGTGTTGTCATCAACTACCTCGCATGATTCTACATTGGATGCAATCGCACCAATAACGGAAGTGTAGAAGGTCACATAGCCGCCTTCAAGTGTTATGTCTATCATATAATTGTCATTGATATTAGTGAGATTAAAGAAGAGTCCAATGCAGAGCTGTTTTGCACAGCTCCAATGATGTACTGGTCAACTGTCCAATTAACTGCGATTGCAGCAAAACCACTATTTGCAAAGTCAGTTGCAAGTGATGTTGAACCAGTTAGCATCTCTGTATTGGTAGTGGCATTTTTTACCGCTGCCGTTCTTATCATTTGCTGACCAATTGCTTGTACAGCACCGCCTACATAAGTTCCTAAAAGTATTGGAGTGCCACTTAAGTTGTTTGTAGTGTTGGCATATATTCGGATGGTATATGATTGATTCGCTCCTGTCTTGCGGCCTCTTAATTTAAACTCAAGCACATTGCCGGCAGCTATTGTGTTGGCAGGTACAAGCACCGATTGACTGAAGGTGTTTGTGATTCCACTGGAAGCAGCTCCATCAGTTGTGCTTTTAAAAACTGTTATACCGGCAGCGCCGCTATACTGCGGAATGTTCAATGTTGATCCTACCAATGTCGCTGCCCCACTTGATCCTGTTGTGGTCAATGTGATAGCATTTTGCTTGGCGTTCCATGTTGCAGCTGAAGCAATGCGACTATCTGCCAATGTACCGCTCCATCCCAATGTCAGTGATGTTGCTGCAAGTAGTGATGTCGATGGACTTCCTCCAAGTGTTAGAGTAACATTGGTGTCATCCGTCTTGGTTAGTGCCGCAGGATTGATTGCATTTTGCTTGCCGTTGAATGTAGTCCAATCAGCTGAGCTCAATGCTCCTCTGTTGCTTGCGCTTGCCGTTGGCAGGTTAAAAGTATGGGTATCTGTTACGGAGTTGATGCCGAAATCCGTGCCAGCCGTCCCCGTTGCAAAGTTCTGCACTTGAGCAGTCAAGCCGTTTAGTGCGTTTAGCCCTGTGGTGAAGGTTGTAATGACTTGGCAAAGGTTGTTATCTTCCGTGTGCAGCGTAATGTTGCGCCCCGATGTGGTTACGAAAATGCGTATTGCGAGCCTATCTGTTGCAAGTAGCACTGTGCTTGGTACTGCAAGCGCACTAACGTATAAATCGACCACCGTGCCCCCTGTAATAGCTTCGGGATTTGTAGCCCCTGAAGAGATGAGCGTAAAGGTTGCGCCATCGTACTTGTACAATTCAATGTAGAAGCTCGGATTGCCACCGCCACTCGAAGCATTAAAGTAGGTTTCAAAGTTCCAATTGCCTGAAGGGATTGCCAAAAGATTCGGGTCGCCTGCATCGGTAATGAATTGAGCAATGTAGCCATTGCCCTGCGCGTTTGTTCGCGTGAAGTTCGTACCACCACCAAGCACTGGCACGCGGCTCATTTCATAGTAAGCATTGCCGCCTATTGTACCCTGACTAATTGAGCCGTTGAGGTAATAGTTAACCGATGCGCCACCACCGCCTCCAAGCGGAAAGTTGGCCAAAGAGCCATCGCCGCGCACGTACTGGCTAACAACTCCGTTGGCTGTTATATCCACGCTCGGCGTAGTGGTATTATTCGGCACGTTAACGCTGAACGCTGGGTTAGTCGGAGTTGGCACGGTTGCCGCTACCGATGTAACCGTACCATTGGTCAAAGTTGGAAACGGCGTAGGCGTTCCAGTTCCATCGAGATAGTCGGAAGCAGTGCCTGTTGGCACATCAAACTTATTTGCAAAGCTCGTGAAATCCGCTGAGGTCAAGTAGCCGTCATCGAATAAGTTGGCAGGCTGAATCGATATGTCGGGCGTTGCCCCACCGCTTGAGAATATCGGCGAGGTTGCCGTTACTGCTGTAACGCCCCCAACGCTTACCACAGCCCAAACGGCCGCACCAATTGTGGCATCCGAGCAAAGGTAGACCGTGCCATCGTCTAAACTCCATCGAGAGCCTATAACAAAGCCCTTGGTTGAATCATCTGTGGGCTGTGGCACGAACGTGAAATTGTGCGTTACATCGCGAATAGTGAAGCCGTCTTGCTCCATGTAGTACAACCGCCCTGCTTCCCACTTCAGCTCGTAGCTGATTGAGCATATTTGTGATGTACCCTTTGCTCCGCCGTTGCCTGCATCGGTTGTACCCTTGCGGAAGAAAGCACCATTATCAAATGAAAGCCCTGCATTTGCAATAAAGTCAATGTCATTGGTTGTGCTGTTGCCTAAGTCGGTTACTTCCTGCAATGTTCCCACTGCTCCGCCGCCGCTTGGTATGTTTACCTCAACCACGCCAGGCGAAGTCAGCGATGCCGTCACTCCTGCTCCTGTGAAGTTTAATGTAGTTGCAATCGGTGTCACCTCATCGCCTTCATCCTCCACCGATATCGCACCGCCTTCGCCACCAACTGCCACCAATGGATCTGCCGGTGTTCCGTTTCCTGTGATGGTAACTCCATCAACAGCAACCTCAGTCAAGCATGGCGTGCAAACAGGAAGATCTGGAAGCGGAATGTCGCCTGTTGCACAAATATCATAGCAGCCTTCCTCTGTTGTGGTGATCACTTGCACATCCATGTCCACAGATACGCAAGCCCACTCGTAGTTCGCTGTTAATGTTTTAATCTCGTTAGTGTAACCAGTTGGTACAACCTCGTAGTTGATGACTCCGATGCTCTGCTTGAATAGTGGATCAGTGCCACTAGTCAGCTTGTAGACTCTTGAAGCAAGCCAATCCTGAGCATCCTCCGCATCGCAAGGCAGATGGCTCTTGCGCACGATGGCGTAAGCAGTCAGCGGAAAGCTTGTAACATACAACTGCTTGCAGCCGCTCATTCGATAAGCATCAGTCTTAGCAACTGTCACCTTGCCTCTCTTAGCCCAGAACAGCGTGCCGTTCTTTGCATCGAAGTTGGTAACTACTTCCGCTTGACCATTGCCAATGTAATGCACCCAAGCTTTGTCATTGCCGTTCACGTTAAGCTCGCAGAGATTAAATTGCTTGTCGAATATATTGGCAACCTCAACACGTTGGTTGAGCCTTTCGATTATGGTCTTAAGTAGATTCATGGTTTGCTTATCTGATTTGATATTTGCTCAACTAACAACTCCGCATGAAGCTGAAGCATTGCATCTTGTTCCTCTTTTGTTGGTTGGAATATTGTGCCGTAAAGCTTTTCTAATCCTTGCACCTTTCCAACTTCATCGGCTTGAATATAAATAGCTGAGCCAAAGCCTTGATTGAAAACACTTGACTGATCTGTTGCAAATGATCTTTTTAAGAATCCTGTAAGCTCCAAAGGAGGTCGTCCATTTGCTGCTTTTATCTTTGCGTATGCAGGAGTGTATGGTTTAGTTGGTAGCTTTGCGCCTGCCGTATTGCTTCCTCCGCTTGTGCCAGTGCCAAAGATTCTGATAAACATAATCCTTCGCATATCGAGCACTGCAAAAAATAGCGGAGTAAAGCCGCCGCTCCATTCCGAGAACAGGCTGTCAATCCTTCCACTTATCTCCTTTGGCGTTGCCATTATGGAAGAGCCGTTACGTACTTCATATTTCTGCGGCAATCAAAGCACGTATTGTCGTCTGGCAGTCTCATGTTCTGCAACATGGCTGCAAGCTCCTCGTTGTATCGTGTTGCTGCAATGTCTCGCCCTGCAATCATGCCATCGTTTGGATCAGAAGTTGCAAAGCCAGTGTTTACACTTACAACTGTATTCACTCGCTGATTAGGGCTTATCGTTAGCCCGTAGTTAAATATCTCAACCGCTGTTGCATAAGCAAGCGGCATCGCCATCAATCCACCAATTGAGCACAACCACGCTTCTCTGTCGCAGTTTACGTTATACACCAACGACATCCCTTGCGTGTACTTCTTCGACTTGGAACTAACAACATCAGTGCCGCTCACCGTCAACTCAATTCCAATGGCATCCACAAATGGGCAAACGTGCACCGCTCTCAAGTGTCCTCCGCAATCAGTGCAACTGCCCTTCTTTGGAATCATCTTGGTTGTATCGTAAAGCGACTCGTAAACAAAGGCAAGATCCATCTTGCGGCGGTTAGCCTTGAAGGTCTTGCCGATAAACTGCTCAACCGCTTCTGATTGATACATGAAGGAATCAATCAGCTTCAAGGTGCTCATGTCATACACAAAGATTTCGACAGGTGTCGCCATCGTGTATATGTCAATCTTGAAACTTGATAAATAAAAGTTCAGAAAGCTTGATGTATTGGGGTCAATGGTGACTCTTATACCGGTATACTTTCCTGCGCCAACTGCCGTATCCACATTGCTTGCGTTGGTAACTACTTGACCGATGCGCTTGCTCTCAACAACAGTATCGGCTTTCATCATCGGAGTTAGCTTGCTTAAGATATCACTTGACATCTTGCGCCAGGCGAATGCTCGCTTTGCTTCAAACAGCTCAGCTCCGCTGTTGTATTGATCCGTAATTAGCTGCCCGAGTAAAGTCTGATTGATACCAAGGTCGTCAATGTAAAGGCCTGTTGAAGGCTCTGGCCTGTCGCATCCCTTAAGGCCAAGGAGTGAATCGTAGCACATTGGCTGTTGAGTTTTTTTACAAAGATAAATAAAAAAGGAGAGGCAATGCACCTCTCCCTTTATTCATTACATGCTTAATCCAATTAAGGATTTACGATGCTTACGCAGTTAACGTAGTTAACTCCTGCAAATTTATCAGCTGACTCATAGATATCAGTTGGCAATGTTGCAACAACTCCTGTTGCTGTCAACACGATTGACAAGTTACCACAATCATCCTTCATTGTCAAGTCAACAGGAACACCTGCTGGAGTGAACACCAAAGTCTTAGAGTAGTTGCTTCCTGCCGTT